ATTCGTTCGCTAAACGAAAGTAATTCTTTTCCGTTTACAATATCAGGCTTTACAGTAGGAAAACTATTTGATTTTATGTTTTTAGGTCTTACATTTTGCAAAGGGTCAACTCCATTAATTTTAAACCCTAACCCTGAATTAAAATCAAACATAATCGGATCATTTAACGCTGTATGTTTTCCGCCTGTGTCCATATCTTTTACTTTTTCTACATTTACCCAAGTGCAATACTTCATTGATTCGTGTTTTACTAATCTATGAATAACAAATAAATCATCACAACGATTTGAAAAAGCTTTACCGCCTTCAATATGGTCTTTTAAAGGTGCTTTCAAATGTCCTTTATATTCACCTTCTTGATAAATGTGACCACTTCGACCACTTTCGCTATTAGGATGCGTGTTTATGTATATTGTCACTCCAAACTTATTGCAGAAATCACGACAAGAATTTAAGAAATTGTAATTGCTTTGAAAATCCATTTGCCTATCTAACCCGGTAAATGGGTCAATTAATGCAACATTACATTCACTTTCTTCAAACAACTTCAATAACTCATTTGGCTTGTAAAGATTCTTATTGCTTATGAATTTAAACTGCTGTTCAAGTATTGTAGTTCCGGATGTTATTTGTTGGTATGTTAAATCTTTAAATTTTATGCCATAATACATTTGAAGTAAGTCACGAAGTATTGTAGCTTTTTTATTTTCACCACTCCAAATGCAAAACTTTAAATCGTGTTTAAGCGCAAGTGTTAAGAAATACCAATTTATCCAGTAGGTCTTACCTACGTTGTCGTGTCCTAAAATAATGTTTAGCTGATTAGGTTTAAATCTAATGTATTCATCTAAATCACAATCGATTTTTAATCCGTCTTTTATTTTGCCGTCTTTGTAATCTAACAAATATTGTAAGCAATCGCCTTCTTGTGTTATCATTGTTTAGGTTTTAAAAATCCAAGTTTAATTGCTTTAAGTTCTTCAGGTGAAATTTCAACTTGTTGTTTAGGTTTTACCCAAGTTCGAATAGCAGCTTTCCAATCTTTCATTTTGTTTTTACCAACCATCCATCCTTTTGATTCGTAAAAGTTAATAAATTTTACTCCGTCAACGTCTAAATTATTCTGCATACAATATTCCAAAACATCATTAAAAGTTGGTATTATAAACTTCTTTTCTTTCTTTACATTATTGTTAGTGGTTGATTGTTGGTTACTCGTTGGTTGCTCGTTTGTTATTTCGTTGGTTGCTACTTGATATTTTTCATAGCTAACTATTTGCAATATAGTGCCTTGCGAACTTGTTTCGCTGGTTATTTCGTTGGTTGAAATTAGCTTGTTTAACGCTGTTCTAATTTGTTGTGAACTTAAACCAGTTTCGCGTGCAAGTAAGTCGCGGCTCGTAACAATAGACCCTACTTTTAATTCAATACCTTTAAATCTTTTTTCTTTGTGATTAGCCTTTAAAAGCAAATGAAGAAATAACCTAAAACAGTTATTATCTGAATACCATTCCCATTCGAGAATTTGCCTATGGAGTTTTATCCATCCGTGTTGATTTATCATGGTTGTTATTTATAAAATAATCCCCGTACCAATAGCCACAACCACGAGGCATTTCGAGTACAGGGATTAATAAAAAAGTCTTTCTGTTCATGTGGTTGTCATTTCAGATAGGCAAATATACAAATTATTTTTTAATTACCAACTATCTACATTCGTAACACAAAAATTTTCACCTACATTTCCTTCAAACCATACCGAGTAATCAAAACACCAAGTCTTAGAATTACCCGAACACGAATTCCTAACCGTCAACGAATAACACGGATTGTTATTTGCATCTAAAGTTATCTGATCGTTTGTAATAGTTCCACAATTACATTCTTTTTTGCAGCTGGTTAAACTTAAACCAATAGCTACTGTTATAAATATTTTTTTCATAATCAATCAAATTCGGGGTTTATCCATTTTTTTAATATTTTTCTTTTCCAGTATTGAAATACTCTATTGTTTCTCACCGTTAAACGCTGGTGCCGGTAACGTGTTAAATTAATCCTTCTTCTTTTCATTGTAAATACCTCCTATTAATATACATAAAAAACCTACTACCGCAAGTAGTAACGCCATCTTTGCTTCTTCTGCCATATCAATTAAATTTTTGTGTGTAAATCAATGCGTCTAATGCAATACAAACCTGTTGTACTTTTTTCTTTTGTTTTGGTGTTAATGCTTTCATTCTATTCTGATTTAAAGGTTATTTTTATCTAATTCTGCAAGTAAAGCATCTGCTATCATAACAGCAGCATATGGAACATTTTCAGCCATTTCAGTTGGGATATTATGTCTACCTGCAATTGCTTGAACTGATAATCCTGTTGCAATGTGTACAGCAAAATATTCTCTTTTGGTTAAGCCTATTGGTAAATCATGCGGTGTTTGATTTGTAAAACTTTGTTCAGCACCTCTCATTGGGTCTGGATAAATTGGTTCTTTTCCGTTTTTCATTCTATTCTGATTTAAAGGTTATAAATCCAAGCATTAAACCAACAAGCATACTCATTATAGCTATTATTACTGTATCCATTTTATTATGATTTAAAGGTTTCGTTGTAGTATTGTTCTGCGGCAACCTTAAATGAATTAGTATGACCTAATGTATCACAATCTGCTGTGTAAGCATTAATTATCTGTTCCTTTTCCATTGCTTTGGCTTGGTATAATTGAGCTATCAAATCATTTATACACCAATGAGAAGCACCATTGTCTTTTTGCTCAATAAAGTATTGAATCATTTTTTCTACTGCTGTCTGTTTCATATTTTATTTTGGTCGTGGTATGATTCTACTCCCGAAACGATTAATGCTCTTAAATCGTCTAAAATTACCCTTAAATCGCTTTTATCACTCCACTCGAAAGATAGTGTTACGCGCTTTGTTCTTTTTTGCTTGTTTCCCCAGTTCATTTTGTGTAGTTTATTATTGCATCTAAATAATCATTGTACAGCTTTTCGTTGAAGCTCCCACCCTTATCTTCAGGACAAATTTTATTCATCCACTTGCGCTTTAAATATGTTACGTTAGGCCTGTGCGGAAAATACGTATTAACCACGTTTTTAATTTTTGAGTTCATGTCTTTTAGTTTTAGAAATTAATACTAAAGTTAAACAAATTGCTCCTATTCCTAAAATTGTTTTAATGTTTCTACAAAATTAATATAAATTATTCATATAACAATACATTTTATTAAAAAAAAATTACATAAAAAAACAAAACCCCTGAATAATCAAGGGTTTCATCACACAAAACAAACAGAAAGATTTTATTATTTTCCTACTTTGAAACGTCTTAAAATAAACTTAACTACTCTTTTAGCAATAAGTTTCCATAACGCGCCTTGGGCATCGACTTTCACCTCGACACCGTCGGGCGTTTTTTTAATATCTATATCAATGTTTTTACCGTCTAACTTAAATTCCTTATTTACTTCGTCTTTTAATACGTGAATATCTACGTTCTTCGTATCTATATCCAGCTTAATATTAGTACCGTCTTTTTCTAAGTTAACGTCTATTCCTTCAGTATCTATTTTTATCTTTTTCTTTGCCATCTTAAAATTCGTTTAATAAACAAGTTGAAACACTTGGGTAATCTTTTGCAAGTTTTACCATTCTTTCGTAATCAGCATTATTATTTAATACCAAACACCCTTCAGACCATCCACCAATTTGCGTAGCTACTTGTTGACTGCCTTTATTGTATGTTGCTCCATGAATATTCATGAAAATATTATCCGTTTTTATTTCAGTAGTTGGATTCGTTTTAAGATCGTTTGTAAAGTCTCTACGGTATGGAACACCTTTTACTTGCCTAAGTGCTTCCATTTTGCCTTTATGAAGTCCGTAAGCGTGTGAATCGTAATTCCAACGATCAAATTCCATTACAGCCGTTCCTTTGTTTCCTTTATTTGTTGTACATGAAGTAACGAACTGAAAAACTTCCCCTTTCCAAATATAAACTTTATCGTCAAAAACATTATTTGCATCTTCGTTTGAACGTACAAATAAAAGCCATATACCAGCTGGAATACTTTTAAACGTAGGTAAACTCTTTGCTTTGTCTAAAAGTTGTTTATCCGTGTAATTCTTTACGTTTGTCATAAATTATTTTTTCGCTAAGATACGCTTTTTACTTTCAAGTACCGCAACAGTATCGTTTTTTTCACTTGGTAACGGTGGCTGCTTTTCCTCAATAGGCTGCCTGTTGTAAACTTCGTTTTTTTCTAAGCAATTGTAAAGTCTGTCTTTAACATCTTGCACTTCAAAATGTGTGTACGTTAGCCATAATGCCAGAACTCCTAATGCTCCATGCTTTTTAATTACGTCAATAAATTGTGTTATAGGTATCATTTTAATTAGTTTTCAATTGGTGGAAATGGTGGTGTTGTTACTTCAAAAGTTTCAGGTTCTCCTAAAACTACTTCTAAACTCTCATCAAAAGTAATATAATAGAATATTGGATTATCCAATTCAGCTGTATTGTAGTCAACCCAATTTTGTGTAACATCATCAGGAGATACTGGAATGCCATAGTAAGTATCTACTTGCTCTCTTGCATTAATAGCATCTTGTTCGTTCGTGTATTTATAGCCTGTTACTTCCATTAGTAAACTGAATAAAATGAATTAATATTTGTTTCAATTCCTGTTCTATTTGTGGATTGATTAGAATTATAAAAAACAATTTCTTGTAAATTACAAAATGCATAAGCTGGGCCAGAATATATCCCTATTGTGCTTATTGTCATTCCAATAGTAATGGCATTTTGCGCGGATGTAATTGTATTTCCATTTTTAAAAATAGACATCGTTCCTGCATTATTTAAACCAGTCAATAATAATTGATTTGTTGTTGTATCAGTCGCGTTACTACCTTGATAATGTGTTGCTTTTGCTTGTAAATAATAATTATTATCAATCCATAAAGCCCACAAATATACCGCTCCGCCTTGACCTCCTGTTAAACCCATCAATCTTCTGCCACTTGCATCTCTCTTACCAACAAATGAATTATAATTTGAAGCAGCTACATTTATTATTGACGTTAAATTTAATGAATCATTTGTTCCATCAAAACTTATGGAATTTTTACCATTTGTAGTAATCATCGCACCGGTTGAAACTATTTGAGGTTGATTGGCTGCTGTTGTCTGAGTAGCATTATTTGCGTTACCGCTTTGATCATACCAAGTTGTTATAAAACCATTACCAGCTCCTACAAAAGTTAAAAGACTTGAAGTATCTAAAACATTATTAACAAAACCTATATTTTGTTCTGTATTATCACTTGACCTTCTTACTCTTATTGCATTGCCTGTGTATGCAGAGCGTAGCTTGCGTAATGAATAAGCCGCTTCAGCACCCGAATAAGTATCAAGTAATCCTGTGAATGCTGCAATAGGAATAACCGTATTTGAATCAGCATTTGCACTACCTAAAACATTAGTAGCAGTTACAGTACATTTTATTGACTGTCCTACATCAGCTGTTACAAGTGTATAAGTTGAATTTGTCGCGCTTGTTATATTGTTTCCGTTGCGTTTCCATTGGTAAGTATAAGTAGGCGAACCAGTCCAAGTACCTGTTGAACACGTCAACGTTTGACCTTCTTGTGCCGTTCCGCTTAATGCTGGTGCAACCGTATTTGTAGGAGCATTACCACCGTCTATATCAGTAGCGCCACTCCATGAAGTAAGCTGCGAAGAACCCCAGCCTATTGAATTATTAATAGCGCCTTTGCCCCAACCTATCGAATTATTTACAGAGCCATCGCCCCAGCCATTTTCATTTGCCATAATTACGTTGTTATATCGTCATATAAATACCACTCATTAACATCCCTTTTTACCAATGTAGCTATTGAATATTGAGCAGTAGTTTTATTTTTACCACCGTTACTTCTTATTGTAACCGTACTTAAAGGACTTATTGTTACTTGACCTGTTCCTAATTGCGCTATTTTTATTTCTGTTCCTATTGGAAATGGTACATTAACATTTCTTGGAACACTCAAAGTTACTGCTGTGCTTTTATCCATTTCTACAATCTTATACGCATCTGTTAAAACAAGTGTGTAATCGTTAGTTTGATTATTAAAGCCCCTATTATGAATTTGACTGCCTAAAACGTACTTACTTGAAAATACACCACCGCCATCGTCTTGTGCAATCGCAAGCCTATCAGAAGCTACTAAATTACTTCCTTTCGCTGTTAATTGACTTATCTTTACGTTCGCCATTTTGCTTGTTTAAATACGTTATTAATTTTTTTATGTTCTCTTGTTTCGGTTTATATTTCTTCATAAATACCAGCCTTGATAATTATTATTTGTGTCGGGGTACATATCTCCATTACTGTTAGAATTGTACTCAGGAAATTTATCGTTATTAAAACTTATATGTTCAATAAATCTTTCAGTATAATGCTGTGCAATACTTCGCTCTTTCTCAATTAAAAAGTCTATTTCGTTTTTTTCTACGTTAGTTGCGTTTTCTGAATTGTGTTTGTACACCCCTTTATTTGCGATTGTATAAGCTGCAAATGGCAAATATTCTACCATAGCCCAATGAATCAGCATTTGTTTTATATAGTTGACTAACAAATTATTGTAGTCTGTTGGAATAGTGTAAATCGCATCCACCGTAATTTCAGCATCGTCATTACCACCGTCAATTACAATCACGTCTCCTACTTTGTAACCCGTTCCAGCTGTGTCAATAGTTGCATCCGTTACAAGTCCACCCGTGTCTGTTATGTCTAAAGTTAAACCCGTTCCAGTACCACCCGTAGTAGTAACACCCGTTGCAGTAGTGTATCCCGTTCCTTGATTGCTTACAGTAATTGTAGTTGGTATTCCTGAAGAAGCTAACGTTATTTCAGATTGAATTTTTTGAAGTAAGTCCGTTCCTAAGTAGTTTTGAATGTGAATGTCTTGCGCTATTTTAACGTACTGAATAAAATTATCAGTATCTACGTTGCCATTCATAGCAGTAAACTTTACAACGTCATTTCTTGTTATTAGTAGAGCTTCAGCCATTATCGTGTAATTT